CAGACCCCTTAGAGATGGACGATAGGAGGAAGGCCCGTAACTAGGGCTGAAACAATCCTCCACTCTTGATCTCCGCACTGGCCTTTCGGCCAGGAACGCCCCTAATAGGGCGAACCCTTCACGAGTTTGATGTTAACGACTCGTGGGCGTCCGGAACGCTCCAAATGTTCGCTGTCATCGACAGAAACAGATGAGAGTAGTGACTGTGAGAAGGCCCTTTGGGGTACCTCCTCCGGTTTACTCTCTCTGTGTTTTCTTTCGAGAATCAGCAGACACTTGAGCAGGGCAGCCTCACCCTCGATCTTGTTGATCGGGAGTTTAGCCGTCACTACCCAGCCCTTAACAAGGGGCCTCTGGTAGCGACCACCAATCGGTGTATCAGGCGGGTAGCCCAATACTGATTCGCGTCCCAGCATCGCTGAAGACGTTTCAATCACAGGATAATGCCGAAGCAAGGCCTGCAAGTGCACGTCCAGTTTCTCGCAAGTCCTCCAGTAACCAGCCCAATAGAGCTGGTTGCGAAGAGAGACTAGTGAGTTAACTGCGATAGCGTCCGTCCGTTGTGTAGGAAGCATTTCGCGGACTCTGACAATACTAATGTCAGCCCCGTCGTAATACTCCTTACCGCAAGACTCTCTGAACCTACCGGTCCAAAAAGACTTGCTCGTATTTACAAGAGCACCAAAATGCTCGAGTTTACGAACAACGGATGGCACCATGTCGACAGGGATAATCAAGTCATCCCCGAAGACACGCACCTTACCGCGAAACCGTTGTATAGTTTCACGGTCAAGGGGTGTTCCGAGCTCTTCCTCAATTCCCATAAAGATCAGGGTCGTAAAGACCATGGCCTCAATGGGGAAGGTAAGAGCTGAACCCATAGACGCGAACTTGGCCAGGCGAATAACGCCATGACCAGGTACATCAGCCTTCCGTGAACGGCAAGCATCCACCGCCCCCTGCAAATGGGGGTGGTAGATAAGCATTTCACGTACGAGCTGATTCGAGACGCGATCGGAAGCTTCCTTAAGATCTAAGGTAGCTAAGGCTCTTGTGATTGAGCCTTTGCGAGCCAAGAACTGGTTAGGTTCTTGGTTATCGAATCCGATCACACTACTAAGGAATTTATCCTTAGAAAGTGCCTCTTCAATACCGTTTCGAACTGCCTGCTGCGCGTACTGCATAGCAGTAGGTTCGATAGCGATAATCCGAGGTGTCTTGAGCGTCTTAGGTACAGCAACGACCCTCACGGGTCGTTCCTGACCAGGTTCGAGGAAGTTCACGTCATCCAAGACATCCCAAAAGGATGAGTTGGGAAGAGCATATTCCCCAAAAGGGAAGTACTCTTCAAGACGCACGGTCCATTCGCGTTGCAGATACTTCGCGTTTCCGCGAAGACCATCTGCTGTCGCACCCGGGCCATGTTTGGGGAGTAGCGTGCGGTCGAAGACTTTCCAGTCTACTTCCGTAAGCACATCCGCAAATAGCATCGAAGACATGCGGCGGAATGAGGCTAAGTCAGCCTTTGTCCGGCGCGCATCAGCGATGCGAACTTCCTGCTCACACTGGATGAAACCGTCAAAGGCTCCATCTATCCGCTCTTGCGAGCATTCAAGATGGACCTTGCCGAACATCAGCGTTAGCTGACGGATGGCAAGTATTGCATCCTCGTTCGGTTCATCCAACAGAACACCACTAGAACGGTCAAATACAAGATCGAGGAAACCTCCGAGAAATCGGGGGAGACCTGCTCTCCAGGAAAAACCTTGGAAGAGACTGCGATCTACCGACCCTTGGTCAAGACTTCTTTCGAAGTCCTTTCCAAAGGAAGGTAGGGTTATCGTTAAAAACGATATACCTTCGTATTTGAACCGACGAGAGACTGTTTTGCAGTCTCTGGTGGCGCTAGTGCAACATCTAATAGCGGATTCATCCGCTATCTCCATCCAGAGCATAGTTAGGCTTTTCAATAGCCCCTCCTAATAGAGGTGGTTATTTCCTTAGCCTACAGCTGGATCACACACGCATCGTTGAGACTGACATAAAATGTCAGACAAAATGCATAGGTGAATAGGAAACTCGTCAAACGTTTGTAAAAAACCAAACGAGGACAGTAACCCAAACGCCTAGTACAATCAACGCTGCGAGGACCATTTCGTGATTGACTGGCGGTCGAGGATCCCTGTTCAAGGGAGCCAAGCCGCCTAGCTCTCACCGGCAAGTAGTTTGACGATGATTGCGTCGGTGCTTGCGCGAACCTGGTTGGCATAGCCAGTCCAGATCGCGAGCATCTCCGCGTTAGTGTAACCGGCCGGCGGCGAGTCGAACACAGTGTAAACTGATGCACTGTGCTTGACATTGGTCGCCGGGACGAACACATCCGCGGAAATCTTGGAATGGTCGAGCCTGATCACGCGCCGCGTCCTACGCCCGTAAGCGTGGGAAGCGGTCAGCTTGATCAGACCGTCAGAGCTCGTGTACTCGTGCGAATTTGCTCCCACCGAGGTGGAGGGCAAAGACGTCGTAGTACCCGAGATCGTGATGGTCTGTGGGTCTGTGAATGCCATAGGCACTGCTCCTAACACGAGCAGATGGTCTGCTCGCTTTTGGTGTTTTACGGTAGTACATCTACCGACGGCTACGGTTTATACCGAGAGCCGCCAGAATCGAGGCTTGGAACGATGACAAACCGTCCCAAGAAACCCCGAATCCATAGGGATTAGCTTGACGCCTTCTCTTAGTTTCAGTAACTAAGATTAGGGGGTCAACTTTGAAGGGATTATTCCCTTCTTGGGTATAGGTATCCTGGACAATAACATGCTCCATGATGTACCCATACCGCATAATCAGACCATATTTGGCATAGTTGGAGATGTTTGAAACAACATCTCCGGCGTTGCTAAACCAATCTATGGCCCAGCTCCAGGGGGCCAACTCCCAAAGTACATCGGGAGTTGGTACAGCTCCGAGGCGTTCTGCCAATAAGGCAAACCTACTCATCTCATTCCGGGAGTCATATCCGGAAGGGAGGAAGTAAGTAAACGCACCAGAGAAGTACCTACGTTTCGTAATCTTTCGAGTACGAACGACGGGTCCCCAAGTCTGACCGGGTCCAAGTACAGTAGCGTATACGCCGAACGGTGTTGCTTGTCCGTCGTATGCTATCTGTACAGACTCAGTCGAGACTTCATCAGGGAACTTGTACTTTCTCCGCACGACTCTCCCGCTGTCACGTTCGAACTGTGCAAGCACAGTATCGGCATGACGAACGACGTCAGCAAACTTGCTAACGTCGTTAACGAGAGGCCGCCATCCGAACTGGATATTAAGATATTCCCCAGAAGCTGATTTAGCTTTTGAGGTTCTATCTTTCCAGAACTGGGATCCTATGAGAGACGGTAAACCGTCTTTCATTAGTTCTCCCAGAAATGTGGATGCGTTGGCAGGAGAATTAGTCGGTGCACAGTTCGCAATGGCAGATGCCCCCATCTCATCGAGATCGTCGTCAGACGTCGCGTAAGAAGGAGGATAAATGTCACTGGAACTCGATGTAGGATTAGGATTAGCAACCAAGAGGCCGGTGTGCGTATAACGCCGCCGACGCTCAGGGTTGTTATCGTAAACGAACTCATTCACAATACTCTTAACCTTATGCTTTGATAAAACATAAGACTTTTGAGTAAAGAATGGTCCGCCTACATCGCCCGTTACAACACCCTTCCTTTTGGAAGAGTGAAACGGGTGCCCCTCCGAAACAGTAACCTGTTTCCCCTTAGGAAGTTGAACATCACGATAGGCGACCCCGAACGGGGGTGCGTCAGTCTCCCATGGATACCATGGCGCGTTCTTATTTTCAGAAACGTGCCATGATCTTCCACTAAGAGACGGTAACGCTCGTCTTCGTGTTGTTTCGGCTCCCATGAGGGCTGATGAGCTCCTTGGATGGTTGGATCCCCCAGTGCGGGGGAGGTGATAGATGCACTGCGTGTGGAGCCCCTCTCGGG